GGAGAATAGCATTTTCAAATCTCTCCACTCCATTACTAAGTCTAAGGCTGTAACACCCGACGAGGTGTCATCAATGAATATTAGTGGAGCTCTGCGTGAGTGGTTTGCACATGGACGTGAAGTCTACGAACACCGCAGAGAACAAATGAAAACCATATCCCAACGGGCAAACTTACCCGTTTTAGATCTTGAACTAACTTTTGACGATCGTGTCACTATGTGGCAAGATAAATATGGCGATCTTACTACACAAGCTGGTATCATCGATATTTTTGATGTTACCACCCACACACCTGACTCGGATCTTAGCGAACTAACTAATCCGCTTGCTTTGCCAAACTTGCCTCCCGAGGCTGCTTCTACTGAACAAACTCTCCTTGATAGGGTTAAAGAAGTGCTTGGTAAACCAAAACGTGAAGAATATGTTATAATATCTCAAGAATATGGTGCTGGTGATTTGTTATATGAAAGCGAGAATGTTCTGCTCGTGATTGAATGCAAAAGAGTCATTGGGAAATCTGGTCACTATACTAAGGCTAAGAAACAAGCCAGAAAGTACGCATCTGTCTTTCATATATTGCGTCCTGACTGTTGTGTGTATGCTATCATATGCACAGAGTATGGTTTCAAAATGGTGGATGTCTTCGGCGAACTTATTGTATGCCCTAAGTTCGAAGAATTCCTCGACCACATTTCTGTCGAACTCTCCTAGAGAGTTCATAGTGCGACGCACTTTAAAACGTTCCGTAGGCGCTTGTGAGTGTCAACGTTACCCCAAGGGGAAACCAAAATCACATGTATTGTACTGATTACGGAAGTTGTTGATCGATTGAAGTTTACGATCACACTTACGCTTGCAATATTCTGGACTTGCTCTTATTTAGGAGCGCGGCAACCACCGCACAAAAACTTAGATAGGCCAATGGTGTAAGCAACCATTGGACCCGTACCAACAAACCGCTTAGTAACACAAATTTATTTATTACTAAAGAGTGGGAGTTCTCTGATCTAACTCCACAATCTGGCTCCCTTGGCACCATCCAAGAACAAGGAGTCGCAAACTTTTCAGAAGAAATCACCGATTTTAATGAGCAAGATGCTGGATGGACCACAAAAATTGGTTCTGGCATGGATGCTACCATGAATTTGGGTTCTTCGGGAGATTCCACCTTGGGATCTTTCTTAGGTCGGCCAACACGAATCGCCGATTTTTCCTGGGTTGTGGATCAGCCCTTTTTCGAAAAGTTCGATCCCTGGTCATTGTTCTTGAATGACCCCCGTGTAGCCGAGAAGATTGCTAACTATGAACTATATAGGAGCAAACTACACGTTAAAATGGTAATCTCTGGCACTGGCTTTCATTATGGCCGTGCACTTGTGTCTTATAACCCTTACTCTGGGTATGATGACATAACTGTAGAGAGGAATTTCCTCCAGCAAGATCTTGTTGCTGCCTCTCAAAAACCACACTTTTTCCTAAATCCCACTAATAACACTGGTGGACAACTCGATTTGCCCTTCTTTTGGCATGAGAATTACTTGTCACTAAGTAGTTCCAGGAGGGATTCTTTAGGAGAGATGTTTATAAAGTCATTCAGCAATTTACAACATGCCAATGAAGGTAACGATCCCGTTAATATCACCGTATATGCATGGGCTAGTGACGTTGAACTCACTATGCCCACATCATTGACTACACTTTCGGCTTTGGACTACACTCCTCAGTCGGGTACTCTCAACTCCAATGATGAATATGGTAAAGGAATTGTTTCCGGTCCTGCGTCTGCAGTAGCGCAAGCCGCTGGGAAACTAACCAGCGTACCTTCTATCGCACCCTATGCCAGGGCGACAGAAATGGTAGCAAAAGGTGTAGCCGGCATGGCTACACATTGGGGTTATTCACGCCCTCCTATTGTTACCGATATTGTACAGCAAAAACCCACACCAACAGGGAATATGTCTAATACTGACGCCGCTGATGCTGTCATGAAATTATCTCTAGATTCCAAACAAGAATTAACTATTGATTCTCGTACTGTTGGCTTGGATGGCGAAGATCAGATGGACATACTGAGGTTTGTCCAACGTGAGTCCTATCTGACTTCTTTTACTATGTTTCCACAACAAGTATCTGACACGATGCTGTGGAATTGTAAAGTTACTCCCAATCTCTATACAGTTAACGGTAATGAAATTCACCCCACACCCATGTCATATATGGCTGTACCATTTAATGCCTGGCAAGGCAGTATAAAGTACAGATTTCAAATCGTCAAATCTAACTTTCACAAAGGTAAGATTTTGTTGCGATGGGATCCACGTTCACATGGATCCAACGTCCAATACAATTCAGTATATAGTCGAGTAATTGACATTGCTGAATGTGATGATTTCGAAATTGTTGTGGGATGGGGCCAGTCGATTCCTTTCCTCGAAGTAGGTGAAATGACACTTGTTGAGAATTTCTCTACAACTCGTTTCCCCACAGAGGAGGGTTATACGAATGGTAATTTAGAAGTTAATGTGGTGAATAATTTAGTCTCACCTAGTATAGATAGTTCTATCCAATTCAATGTTTTTGTCTCCGCATGTGATGACATGAAATTTGGTGAACCAATGCCAACTTCAATGAGTCAATTTTCTATATTTCCTCAAAGTCCTGAAAGTTTTACGCCTCAATCAGGAACAATTGATGGTCCCGCCATCTCAGGCACTTCGGAAGGTCTAACAGACATTCCCACAAACCCCGAAGCTATCGCTCCTATTTCCACCGGAGGTCAAGTAGCCGACCAAACTCTCAATGTTTTCTTTGGTGAAAGTCCGAAAAGCATTCGTGAACTTTTAAGACGTTACATCCGCCACAGGGTAGACGTTTTTGATCCCAACTCTGAAGGCAATAATCTTTTCTACACTTTAAAATTATTTGATAAGGGATTAGGTTATTGGGCTGGGGATGATCCAAACGGCATTGATATTGGTTTAACTTATTCAATATGTACTTTTGCCCAATGGTTCATGCCCTGTTATGCTGGTTGGCGAGGAGCCACTCGGACAAAGTACGTGTTTAACAATACTGCGCCCGATTCCAATCCAACAGTTTCTCGTTTCGGCTATTCAAATCGCGCGCGTATAAACAAAGTACCCATACTTCGAACAGATGGTGAATATGCGCTCAGTGCAAAATTTACACATGCAACTGGTAACGACACCGCTGGTGGTGCCGCCACAACCAACATAGGTGTTAATAATACCATAGAAGTGGAAACCCCCTACTATAATGGTGTACGATTTTCACCCGCACGGCTTCCAAGCGCAGATTTTGCTAATGGATGTCATTCGAATTTGATTTCTTCCGTTGTGTACTCAGATAATACTAATATCGAC